CTTGGCTGAAAAAATGTCGGATGCGTACAACCCCATAGGAATGACAGTATTTCACGGCAGCCGACACCCGTTTACTGCTTTTGACAAATCCAAAATTGGTACAGGCGAAGGCAACCAAAGTTACGGCTATGGTCTATATGTTGCCGAACACCCTCAAGTCGCAAAAGAATACTCGACTGCTGGAATGACCCTTGACCCTGCCAAAACTAAGTACAAGGGCAGAAACATTGAAACTTGGTACAACGAGGCACAAAGAAAGCAAGACATGGCTTATCGCCAAAAAGCGCCACAAGAGAAAATCTCAGAAGTAAACGCTGAATTGCAGTTTTGGGAAGGTCTAATGACTAGACAGCACCCACAAGCATTGCTAGACGAATACCGCAGTCCCAACTTTGGGCCAGCCGAGTATCAAAACTTTGCCAACAAAATTGACATGAGCAAGTTCAAAGGAATCATTGAACAGCCAAACTTCTACAAAGTTGACCTACCTGACCAGCACGTTGCCAACATGATGGATTGGGACGCACCAATAAGCCAGCAAACCCCGCAAGTTAAAGCACTAGCCGACAAATACGGTGTACCGCATGAAGACTTGGGCGGCGACTTATTGGCAAAAGTAGGTAAAAGTTCGGCTGGTTCTCAAATTATGCAAAATTCAGGAATCACAGGAATTAAGTATTTTGACGCATTAAGCCGAAACGCAGAAAAAGGCACAAGGAACTTTGTGGTCTTTGACCCGCAACACTTAAACATCCTAGAACGCAACAACGAAGCCCTTAAAAAGTGAAAATCACCCAAAAGAAAGTCACAGAACTAATCCCTTATGTAAACAACAGCCGGACACACAGCGACACACAAGTGGCGCAAATAGCGGCAAGCATTAAGGAATTTGGCTGGACTAACCCAATACTGGTGGATGGTACAAACGGCATTATTGCCGGGCATGGTCGCCTTTTAGCTGCTAGAAAGTTGGGCTACAAAGAAGTTCCGACTATTGAACTGGCAGATTTGACCGAAACCCAACGCAAAGCCTATGTTATAGCGGACAACCGCCTTGCCCTGAACGCCGAATGGGACAACCAACTGCTGACCATAGAGTTAAACGAACTGCTGGCAGACGGTTTTGCAATGGACATTTTGGGTTTTGACAGCGAAGAAATCAACAAATTATTAGATGAGCCTGATTTTCAACCTGCTACGGAAGAAGAACAAGGTAAATTAGACGAATTGGATCCAAAATGGATAGCCTGTCCTCATTGCGGTAAAGAATTCGATGCAAGACAAGCCTGAACTAAAAATTGATTGGGCAAGCCATGATGCGGCTAAATATGCTTGCACGACATGGCATTACAGCAAATCAATTCCAGTGCCGCCATTAGTAAAAATTGGTGCATGGGAAGACGGGAAATTTATTGGTGTTGTCATATTTAGTAGGGGCGCATCGTCAAATTTAATGACACCTTACGGATTAAAACAAGACGAAGGATGTGAATTAACCCGTATTGCATTGACAAATCATAAGAGCGCAGTCAGCCGAATTATGAAATTTGCTTTGATGTTTTTGAAAAAGAACAGCCCTGCTTTAAGACTTATTGTTTCTTTTGCTGACCCTCAATATGGGCATCATGGGGGCATATATCAGGCGGGTAATTGGATTTATTGCGGTGATACAGCACCTAGTTCTGAGTATTGGCACAACGGCAAAAGACTTCATTCAAGGCAAGTAAGCGAAAAAGGATGGAACATTCAACAAGGTCAACAACGCAAAACAATAAAACCTAGTGAGTGTAAAATAATAAAAACCGTCGGCAAGCATAGGTATTTAATGCCACTTGACAGCAATATGACAAATCAGGTTAAATTATTAGCAAAGCCTTATCCTAAGCGTGAGAAGCAGGCGATGGTCGATTCCCTCGACACAGCGGCGGTGCGTCACCGACCCTTACGCTCCAATTTTGTAGAAACAACTGAAACTGCCTAAAATTTAAGCAAATTCCCCTCTATAAAATGAATCACGAACATTTACCTACGGACGAGAGCAAACGCATGGTCGAAAGCACCAGCGGTTTAGGCTTGCCCCATGAGCAAATTGCCATCTTGGTCGGCATAGACGACAAGACGCTGCGGAAGCACTACCGCACCGAACTTGACATGGGCAAAGCCAAGGCAAACGGGCAAATAGCCAAGACGCTGTTTAGCAAAGCCACGGGCGGGGACACCACTGCGCTTATTTGGTGGACTAAAACCCAATTAAAGTGGGCTGAGACGCAAAAGCACGAGGTGACGGGCCAAGACGGTGCGCCACTGGTAACGGGCATTCAAGTTTCATTTGTAAAGCCCGATGAACCAAGTAACTGAGGCAATTTCAAAGGCTGAGTTTCCCGTCAAGTTGGAGGGACTGTTTAAGCCATCACGTTACAAGGTTCTTTATGGCGGTAGGGGTGGTGCAAAGAGTTGGGGCATAGCCCGTGCGCTGCTGATAAAAGGCGCTAAAACTCAAATGCGGGTACTTTGCGCCCGTGAATTTATGACCAGCATGAGGGATTCTGTTCACAAATTGCTGTCAGACCAAATACAAGCCTTGGGGCTTTTGGGCTTTTACGAGATAACCCAAGCCAGCATTCGAGGGGCTAACGGCACAGAGTTTGCCTTTGCTGGCCTAAAGAACAACATTGCCAACATTAAATCCTACGAGGGCGTTGACGTTTGTTGGGTCGAAGAAGCCCAAACGGTAAGCCGCTTGAGTTGGAACGTGCTTATCCCAACCATCCGAAAGGAAAAGTCAGAGATTTGGGTATCGTTTAACCCTGAGTTGGAGACGGACGAAACTTACCAGCGGTTTGTTGTTTATCCCCCGGCAGACTGCATCAGCATCAAAATTAACTGGTCGGACAACCCTTGGTTTCCTGAGACGCTACGGTTGGAAAAGGATGGGCTTAAAGACCGTGACCTTGAGGCTTACAACCAAGTATGGGAAGGGTTATGCCGCCAATCAGTTGATGGCGCTATCTTTGGCAAGGAATTGCAGCAAGCCGAACTAGACGGGCGCATTACCCGTGTGCCGTATGACCCGACAAAGCCTGTCCACGCCATCTTTGACTTGGGCTGGGCAGACAGCACCTCAATTTGGTTCTTGCAGTTTGTGGGCATGGAGACTAGGCTGATTCGGTATTTGGAAGACAGCCAAAAGACAATCACACATTACATGGCAACCATGCAGACGTTTGGCTATGTGTACGACACGATATGGCTACCCCATGACGCTGGCAACCAAACGCTTGCTGCTGCTGGGCGGTCTATTGGCGACATTGTTAGAAACGCTGGCTTTAAAACACACATTTTGCCCCGTGTGCCAATCATTGATTCAATCAACGCAGGGCGGTCTATATTCCCAACTTGCTACTTTGACCGAGACAACGCTGCGGACGGGATAAACTGCTTGCGGCATTACCGATTTGAGGTTGACCCTGCAACGGGACAATTTGGCAAAACGCCACTGCACGACCATTACAGCCACGGTGCTGATGCTTTTAGGATGATTGGACTTATGATTACGAAGCCAAAAGACCGACAATCGAAGCCTGAAATCAGTGTTGCGGCGAATTGGATGGACTAATATAATCATCGGCAACAAGGGTATATATGAAAAACTCATCCGGTAAAGACCAACGCATAACCGATGCGATTAAGTTTTGGGGCTTGGTCAATGATGCTGACAGCACCAACCGTGCGGAAGCGTTGAACGACATTAAGTTTGCCGCTGGCGACCAATGGCCTGTCGAGATTCAGAACAGCCGCAATGTTGAAGCCCGTCCGTGCCTGACCATTAACAAGATTGATTCCTACATCCGTCAGGTCACAAACCAACAGCGCCAGCAGCGCCCACGCATCAAAGTTCACCCCGTCAACAACCTTGCGGACTACAAGATTGCCCAAGTAATTGAGGGCATGACCCGGCACATTGAAGTAAACAGCAACGCCGACACAGCGTATGACACAGCGTTTGATTACGCCGTTCGCATGGGTTGGGGCTACTGGCGCATCAACACCCGCTATGTAAGTGAAGATTCATTCGACCAAGAAATCTACATCGACACGATTGACAACCCGTTTACCGTGTACTTTGACCCGAACTCAATCTTGCCCGATGGTTCAGACGCAGAGCGTTGCCTGATTACCACAATTATGGACAAGAAGGTGTTTAGGGACTACTACCCTGACGCTGACGATGGCGGCAACTTTGTACAGCGCAGCACGGGCGATGACACTGCGGCATGGATTACCAAAGAGGACATCCGTATTGCCGAATTCTTTTACATTGAGCGTGAACGAGCCAAACTCTACCAACTAAGCGATGGCAGCAAGATGTTTGCCGATGGCGACCGCTTTTTTGAGCGTGTAGAAGCCGCAGGGCTTACCGTTGTTGATGAGCGTGACAGTTTCCGCAAGGCAGTTAAGTGGTGCAAGATGACCGCCCTTGAGATTCTTGAGGAAAAGACTTGGGCAGGTAAATTTATCCCCGTTGTGCCTTGCTACGGCGCACAGGTTATTGTTGACGATAAGCGAAAGAAATACGGCTTGGTACGCTTTGCCAAAGACCCACAGCGGATGTACAACTTTTGGCGCACGGCAATGACCGAATCGGTTGCGCTTGCACCCAAGGCTAAGTGGCTGCTGGCAGAAGGCCAAGACGAAGGCCACGAAAACGAGTGGGCAATGGCTAACATTAAGTCAAGCCCCGTGTTGCGTTATAAGCAAAAAGACATTGAAGGGCAACCAGCCCCAGTACCGTCACGCTTGCAACCCGAAGGCCCACCACAAGGCATCATGGAAGCCGCTGGAGCAATCTCGGCAGACTTACAAATGGTCTTGGGCATTGTTGACCCGAACCAATTGCCAAGCGGTAACATTTCCGGCAAGGCATTGGCAGGGCAGCAAAACCAAGTTGACCTGTCCAACTTCCACTTCTACGACAACATGACCCGAAGCATTCGGCACACGGGCAAAATCTTGTTGGACTTAATCCCCAAGATTTACGACACCGAGCGTGTGATGCGAATCATTGGCTCAGACGGACAGCCCGACATGACCACCATCAACCAAGCCAACGAAGTCGGCGAAGTGTTAAACGATGTGACCGTGGGCGAATACGATGTGGTGATGGACACTGGCCCCGGCTTCCAAAGCAAGCGCCAACAGGCAGTCGAGGCCATGATGCCCTTGCTTACCAGTAACCAAGAACTGTTCAACATTGCTGGCGACTTGGTGTTTAGGAATATGGATTTCCCCGGCGCTGACGTAATTGCAGACCGCCTTGCTTCAATGAACCCAATGGCTAACATTGACGAGAAATCTGACATTCCACCCGAAATACAAATGCGCTTGGCACAGTCGGAAAAGCAACTTCAAGAGATGCAGCAGCAACTACAAGCGGCACAGTTAGAAATTAACAACCGTGGTCAAGTTGCGCTAATCAAAGAAGAAGGCGCAAACAAACGCAAACTTATGGATGTAACGCAAAAAGCGCATTCCTCAGAATTGATGAACGAAAGTATTGTCAACCAAGTTAACGTGAAAGCAGTTACAAGCCAAAACAAGACTGAGATTGACGCAATCGTTGAACTATTGATTCACCGCATGGACACAGACCGCTTGATGCAAGAAATTGACAAGCGCAACCTTGACCAAAACGAATTTACCCAATTTGCATCGCAAGACGTTGCCGACCAATCCAGCCCGTTTATGGGCGGCGAACAACAGATGCCGATGCAATAATTGACGTTTACAGAATTGTGTGGTAAAAACCACAAAACCTTACCAGTTGGGTCAACTGGGTTTATTCTTTGAGGAAACTCAATGGCAGATTTAGCGGAAAGACTTGCAGCCAATGTGGTGACAAGTGAAAATTTAGCAGAATTTAATGCGAAAAGAATGGGTTTAGCCGAACCTGCGGAAGTTGTCGAGGCTGTGAAAACAGAGCCGACCCCCGATGTGGAAAGCCGGAGTGAGCCAACTGAAGCAAGCGATGATGCGACAGCAACAGAGGATAGAAAACAAAATCCTAAGTTGGAAAGACGGTTCTCTGAAATCACCAAGCAACGTGAAACCGCACGGGCAGAAGCCCAGCGGGAACGTGAAGCAAGGGAAGTTTTAGAAGCCAAGGTAAGGGACTTGGAAGCCAAAGCAACGCCTAGCGCCGAGCCAGCAGCAGACCAAGAACCGTTGCCCGAGCAGTTTACCGATATGTACGAATACGCCAAAGCGTTGACGGACTACCGGGTTGACCAGCGAATGAATGAGGAAAAGCAGAAGGAAGTACAAGCAAGAGCAGCCGCCGAACGGGACAAAGTAATAAATGTTTGGGCCGACCGGGTAAAGGCAGCGAAAAGCGAGATTCCTGATTTTGATGACATGGTTGGGTCTGCTGACGTTACGGTAAGTAACGAAGTGCGGGACGCAATTTTTGAAAGCGAAGTCGGGCCACGCATCTTGTACCACCTTGCTGAGAATCCTGAAATCGCTACGAAACTGCAAGGCATGACCTTGACATCCGCTTTGCGACATATTGGAAGATTGGAAGCGCAGTTTGAAAAGACTGAACCTCAGATAAAGCCTGTTGTTGGTAAAAGTAAAGCCCCCTCACCGATAAACCCAATTCGGTCTGCGGCAAACGGGCGTGATGTAAACCTCACCAGCGATGGTGAATTTCATGGTTCATATCAGGCTTGGAAGGCAGCAAGACTAGGTGGGCGAATTCGGTAAACCCATTCTTTTAAGGAAATTATTATGTCCAACAATCTTCTGACGGTATCGATGATTACCAATGAAGCGTTAATGGTTCTTGAGAACTCATTGACATTTTCGAGCGAAGTCGAACGCAACTATGATGACCAATTTGCGGTCACTGGTGCAAAAATCGGCGCAACCCTGAACGTCCGTAAACCCGGTCGTTTTATCGGTACTACTGGCCCTGCTTTGAACGTTGAAGACTTCAACGAGACAAGCGTACCCGTAACCCTGTCCACTCAATTCCACGTTGACACACAGTTCACTAGCCAAGACTTGACCCTTTCGCTTGATTCGTTCAGCGACCGTGTTTTGAAACCCGCTATTGCTGCTATTGCCAACAAGATTGACTTTGACGGTCTGACTATGGCGAAAAACAACACTGCTAACATCGTTGGCACTGCTGGTACACCTCCAACTGGCCTTATCACCTACTTGACCGCTGGTGCATATTTGGACAGCGAAGGCGCACCCCGTGATGGTCGCCGTTCTTGCATTGTTGAGCCGTTTACTGGCGCAACCATTGTTGACAGCCTGAAAGGTTTGTTTGTTCCTTCCGACAAAATTGCTGCTCAATACAGCAACGGTTTGATGGGCAAAGACTCCGCTGGCATGAACTGGCGCATGGATCAGAACGTGATCTCGCAAACTTTCGGTTCTTATGCAACCGCTACTTTGTCTTGCGCTACCACGACTGCAACAGGCTTCTTGACAACTGGCTGGGCTTCAACTTCCACTATTGCCTTGACCGCTGCTACTGCAACCGCTGGCTTGAAACAAGGTGACGTGATTCAGATTGCTGGCATTTTTGCTGTCAACCCACAGAACCGCCAAGCCTACGGCAGCAACAAGTTGCGTAACTTTGTAGTGACTTCCAACGTAACCGTGGGAACTTCCGGCACAACTTCTGTGACCGTTAGCCCTGCTGTGATTACTGGCGGTCAGTTCCAAAACGTTAACTTGGCTTCCACCAGCGCCTCTGCTGTTGTTACCCCGTTCAACAACACTGGTACTGTGTCTGCACAGAACATCGTGATGCACAAAAACGCATTCACCTTGGCTTGCGCTGACTTAGAGTTGCCTAGCGGTGTCGTATTTGCAGGTCGCAGTTCTGATAAAGAACTTGGCTTGTCAATGCGTATCGTTCGCCAATACACCATCAACAACGATTCGATTCCGACCCGTGTTGACGTGCTGTATGGCTGGGCTCCTCTGTACCCTGAACTCGCTTGCCGAGTAGCAGCCTAATGGTCTAGGGGGGTGTAAAAGCCTCCCGTTCTTAAACTCTTAAAGGAAAATATCATGGCAAATCCCGGCCCAGCAACCACAGTAACCGCAAACTACATCTTCAATGGTGATGCAAGCGGTGGTGTCCTACTCGGTGGCGCTGCCACCAACTTGGTAGGCTTTCACGGCGCAACCCCTGTTGCCCAAGCCGCAACGATTGCAGCAATCGGAAACAGCGCCACTGGCACTGAAATCGCAACTGCTGTAAATGCAATCATCACCGCATTGAAAAACAAAGGCTTAGTTGCCTCTTAATTCCATGCGGAAATGACGAAAAGCCACTCTCAAAAGGGGTGGCTTTTTCTCTTTGCGGGTCTATAATTCACCAAACTTCCAAAGGACTGAAAAATGGTCAACGTCTCAGTTATCCGTGTGTCAGGTCGTACATACGCACTTAATCTCACAACGTCCGCAAGTGCTGCGCTTTTAATTGAAGCCACCACCAACGACCAAGCCAATTACGTTCACTTGCTTAACACTGGAACTGGCGTTGCTGCTGTGGAGTTTTCTAACTCTGACACAGTGACTACCCCTACCGTTGCAAGCACAGGCAATAGCGGTTCTTACGTTCTGCCAGCCGCAATGAACTACCCTTTAATTATTGCTGTGCCTAAAGCGCCGTTCTACATGAAGGCAATTAGTTCAGGTACAAACACACTCTACATCACAGCCGCCCAAGCGGGTTAAAAGAGGGACGCTATGTCCAACAACGAAACCGCAGTCACCTCAACGGTAAATTTTGTTCCCGTTCAGGGGACGTTCCAACCTGCGCCCGGATTTGAGTTAATCTCATTGATTGGCCCTGCGGGAACGCCCTTTTATGCCAGTATTTCGCCGAATCAATCCGGCTTAAACATCACCAACAGCACAATAAACAGCACAACCATTGGGGCAGTAAGCCCGTCAACGGCTGCTTTTACTGCTGGCACGGTGGCGGCTGCGCCTACTGGTGCGGCTGACATTGCAAACAAGCAATATGTTGACTACTACGCTGCGGGTTTAAGTTGGAAAGCGCCCGTCACTGCTGCGTCAATGGCAAATATTGCAAGCCTTTCAGGGCTTTTGACCATTGACACGGTAACGCTGGCGGCTGGTGAGACGGTATTGGTTAAGAACCAAACCAATGCGGCAGATAATGGCATTTATGTCGCATCGGCTGGCGCATGGACACGATCTATTGGCGCTGACGTTTGGGAAGAATTTATTGGCGCAATTGTCTTTGTTGTTGAAGGCACACAAACTGGCTCGGCTTGGTTTTGTACAGCGCAACCGGGCGGCACTTTAGGCGTAACCGCAATCAATTGGTCAAACTTCTCGGTTGCTTCAACTTATACGGCTGGCACAGGGCTAACCCTATTAGGTACGCAATTCAGCATTACCCCCGTAGGTGCGGCTGGAACTTACGGTTCAGCCTCGTCAGTTCCAGTATTTGTAACCAACGCATCGGGTCAAATCTCGTCAGTTACCAATACCGCCATTGCAATCGCAAATACGGCAGTTTCGGGGCTTGGCACTATGTCAACCCAAGATACTAATGCTGTGGCAATCACTGGCGGCACAATTAACGGCGCAACGGTAGGGGCTACCACAGCAGCCGCAATCACCGGGACTACCATCACTGCCAACACGCAGTTCACAGGCGCAGGAACAGGGCTTACAGGC